GTCACCTTACTTTCTGCAACGACAGCAAACGCACAGTGGCGTGATCGTCGTTACGAAGGTCCACGTCCTGGTTATGGACATTATGAAAATCGTGGTGGCGGTAATTGGGTTGCGCCACTTATTGGTGGTCTTATAATCGGTGGTATGGTTGGTGGTGCTATTGCAAATCAACCACGTTATGATGATGAAAATTATTACCACACCGAATGTCGTCGTGAAGAAATTTTTGATCGTTTTGGAAATTTTCTTGGAACTCAACGCCGCTGTTACCGTGTGCCAAATTAATAAGGTGATAAATGAGATTACTTGACAAACTATTTGGTAAATCAAATAAAACTGAAATTAATAAAACCGCTGACGCCTCTACTGTAATTGAAGAAAGCGCACCACCAGCCGTTACTGAAACTAGCAGTGAACCAAAACCAACAAAAACTCGCAAACCAAGAGTTAAAAAAGAAAAACCAAAAAAAGAAGAACCACGCATTACTGTGCTTGGATTTGATTTCGATCCACAAAACCCAAGCATGGGTAGTATGGAATTAGATTGGAATGCAGAGTTTATTGAAATGTTGCGTTCAAATGGATATCGTGGCTCAAGTCCCGAAGATTTGGTTGATACATGGTTAAATGATGTAGCACGTAATATTTTGCGCACAAATGAGCAAAATCCACCAAACCTAGATAATACTCGTTATGTCACTAGAACCAATCTAGGCGATGGCAGAACAGAAGTAAAATAACCCTTGACAAATTAAACTCCGTATATTATATTGGTGTTATTATGAAATATCTGCTTGTAGATACTGCTAACTTATTTGCACGTGCACGTCATTCCACGCATCGTGGAACTGATACATGGCAGAAAATTGGTCTTGCGCTACATATTATGTTTAGTGTAATACAAAAGGTCAATCGACTGCATCGTCCTGATCATGTAATATTTGCACTAGAAAGTCGTAGTTGGCGCAAAGATGCCCAAAGTGCTTATAAAGCAAATCGTGCTGATATTAAATCTAAAATGACACAACGTGAGTCAGAAGAAGATGCCGAATTTTGGTCTGCTTATGAAGACTTTACAAAATGGGTAGATAGTAAAACAAATTGCAGCGTTATAAAGGTTTCACGTGCAGAGGCAGATGATATTATTGCACGTTGGGTTGCGCTGCATCCGCAAGATGAACATGTTATTTTAAGTAATGACAGCGACTTTTATCAGTTGTTATCTGATAAATGCACCATTTACAACGGCTTGACCAATCAACATATTACACTTAATGGATATTTTGATGATAATGGTAAAGAAGTTATTGACAATAAAACTAAAAAATCTAAAGTTGTAGATGATCCTAAGTTTGTGCTGTTTGAAAAATGTATGCGTGGTGATCCTACTGATAATATTATGAGTGCTTATCCTGGTGTTCGCACTAAAGGCAGCACCAAAAAAGTTGGACTTGCAGAAGCATTTGCTGACCGTGATAAACGTGGGTGGGCTTGGAATAACATGATGTTGCAACGTTGGACTGACCACGAAGGCGTAGAACATCGTGTGCTTGATCGTTATGAGCAAAATCGTATGCTTATTGACTTAACAGCACAGCCTGAACATATTCGTGATAGTATTGACGAAGCACTTATGAAAGTTGTGCCAAAGAGTAATAAGCAAATTGGCACACATCTTATCAAGTTCTGCAGTAAATGGGAACTTGTAAAGTTATCAGAAAATGTTCAACCTATTGCCGATATTATGGCAAAACCACTACAGGAGACCGTATATGGATAAGATTTTACGCACTATTGACTTGACCATTTCTTACATGTTGTTAACATGTTTTGTATTAATGGCAGTCTTATCATTATTTTATAACATCCAAAATACAGGAGTTTATATTGCTGGCGCACTTGGGTGGAGTTCATATTTGTATGTTCGTAGCAAATATGATACACTTAAAGATATGATACAAGGAAATACTAAAGATGTCACTCAAGGCTAAAAATATTGTAGAAAACCGTTTTTGGATTATTGAAAATGATCGTGGTGAGCGTATTGGAAACATTGCGCAAACCACAAGCGGTGTTCGTTGCACAATGGAAGACACTGTTGAAATCTATCCTGATATGCAAGAAATGGTTGCACAAAAAGATATTAAGTTTGTTCGTCGCAGTCGTGATACAAAACCTGCTGTAGAAAATACAGTTTATGATTTTCCTACAAATCACACTCCACACAATATATTGTGGAATGTAAAATTAAAATGTCCTGTTTATACAAAGAACGAAAAGAGTAGCAGTTATTACTGCGCTGGCTATTATATTGTAAAATATAATAAGGTATTTGTTCCAGAATATACGCCAAAACTAATTACAATACAGCGTTATGAGTATGAAGGTCCATTTAGAACTAAGATTGAGCAATTAGAACAATTGAGGATTATGAATAGTGAGACCGCCTAGAACATTTCACACAAGAAACCTAATACAAAAACTTGAAAACATCAATCAAACGGTAGTTATTGATAAAGAAACTGCAAAAAATTTGATTGTTGAGTTTGCTGACATATTTTCATATATCGTTGAAATTGAAGGATATAACACCGATTTACAAGAAAAAATTAACAATAATGAAAACTTGCAGGTAGAAATGATAGGGAAAGATTTTTAGGATCGAATCGATCCGATAAATATATTGTAAGATTATCAATTATGTCTAGACCAAAGCCTCAAGTACTACTTGAAATTACAAATAAGCAAACATACAAGTCAGAACAAGTTCTGGCTAGTGAAGGTATTTGGGCAATCTTTCTTGATAATAAACCAGTAAATCTTAAAACAACAAGTATGTTAGCACAATATAGCGGACCAAAGTATAAAAAGTCAAGTTTTTCAAATCCAGGTCATGCAATTAATTTATGTAAAAAGTTGAATACACAATTCAAAACCAATCGTTTTAGTGTTGTGTTGTTAAACAGTGGTGCCGCTGTTTATCCAACAAAATGAAAGACAAATCTAAAACTGATTGGACACATGAATTATATCATTTAGCACATGGTGAAAATTCGCCTATTCCTAACACTAATCTTAAAAATATTTACGTGCTATACTGGTATCATAATAACAAAAACTTTGGATTTAGATTAAACAATACTGCTTTTGAATTATTAACAAACGCAGGTTATAAATTTTATAAACATAATATTGATAAGAAAAAGTATCAAATTAATGGCAAAGAATTAGTTCTAATGGATCGTTACCACAAGTTTCCTTGGTTTTTGAAAATGAGTAGTGGGGAACTATTCCTAATAGATGGAGAATTATCTACATTATTGGCAATTTGTGACGGAAATTTACGCCAAGCCATAGAAACTTTAGGTTGACAAATCCAAAAAATATGCTAAATTAGCATTATAGATGGAGAACTAGCGATGCGTAGCCTTATTGCAAAGTCCCTAACGGACCCCAAATACCGTCAAAAAATTGTTACCCCCCGCAAGGGCAAGGGTAGTTATAGCCGTAAAAACAAGCATAAAGGTGCAAAATGACACATATTAAACTAAAAGATGCTATTTCGGCTGCTTGTGCGGCACAACGGATCAATGGTCGTTATATCAAACGGTATGACGCTGACAAAGCAAAAGGTGAGGAAAGCAACGGCGCACTTATGCGTGATATTCTCAACCCTGAAATTGAGCACGTTAATGTTTTGTCGCAAGATATTGAAAATGCAACAGAAATTATGGAATATCTTGATAGCAAAATGATTGAACTTATTAGTGGCACTCTGCACGACTATTGGAAAAACTTGGTTCTACTTACTGAACAAAAAGAAATTTCTGCTAATGATTTCAAGACCTTAGCACTAATTGCTAGTGTTCCAAATTCTTATAATAATGCTATTGGACGTGAAAATGCACGTGATGAAATTCGTATTTTGAAAGAAAATAGCCGTCATATTGGCAAAATTGGCGACAATATTGAGGCAAAAGTCACTATAAAATCAGCAGTTTTTAGTTATAATTATAACAAATGGTATCATACTGGAGTTACAGAAGACGGATGCCTCGTATGCTTTCCATTAAGTGAAAAAATGGAACGTGAAAGTGTCATTATTTTGACAGCCCGTGTGCATAAACATGATGACGATTACCAGACAAGACTGCACTATGTCCGTATTAAATTGAAAATTTTTCCCGTTTTAGAGACAAAAAAAGTGCTTGACAACCACGAATAATATGTTATTATGAATTATAGTCAACTGATGGAGAAAACAAATGGCTAAAGTTAATGATGCGGTGTCCGAAATTCGGACAGTTACGCTTGCTTCTGCGAAGCGTGAAATTATGGTATGTATGAAGCGTAAGCGTCCTATCTTCTTGTGGGGTGCGCCTGGTATCGGCAAGTCTGAACTGGTTGCTGATATTTGTGAAAGCATGGGCGGCAAGTTGTATGACTTGCGTCTTGCACTCATGGACCCTTCTGACTTGAAGGGTGTTCTCTACTACAATCCTACTGTTGGTAATGCTATGTGGAATGCACCGCCTGATCTGCCAACAGCCGAAGAAGCCGCAAAGTATCCTGTTGTGGTACTTTTTCTTGACGAAATGAATAGTGCCGCACCTGCTACGCAGGCTGCTGCATATCAGTTGGTTCTTAATCGTCGTGTTGGCACTTATGAACTTCCTGATAATGTTGTTATCGTTGCTGCTGGTAACCGTGATACTGATCGTGGTGTTGTGTATCGTATGCCATCACCTCTTGCTAACCGTTTTGTTCACTTGAACTTGCGTGTTGACTTCGAATCATGGAATGATTGGGCACTTAATCACGATATCAATCCTGACGTTGTGGCTTATGTGACTTGTAACAAAGGTGATTTGTTCAATTTTGATCCACGTTCAAGCGGTGCATCTTTTGCTACTCCTCGTTCTTGGTCATTTGTGAGCGATCTTCTACAAGAAGACCTTAATGATACCGAATTGAATGACCTTGTTGCTGGCACGGTTGGTGAAGGTGTTGCACTTAAATTTGCAGCCCATCGTAAGGTTGCAAGTCAAATGCCAAACCCAAGTGATATCCTTTCTGGCAAAGTCAAAGAACTCAAGGCAAAAGATATCGGTGCAAAATATTCTCTTACCGTTTCTTGCTGCTATGAACTCAAGGATAGCTTTGAACGTCGCGGCGGTGAACGCATGAAAGATAGTGAAAATGTTGCTTGGCATAACGAACTTGACAACGTATTCCGATTTTTCCTTGATAACATGGATACGGAATTGCAAGTTATGATGCTTGCTACTATTCTTCGTAACTATAAGTTGCCGATGAAAACAAGCAAAATGGCACACTATAAGGAATACCATGCCAAGAATGGCGATTTCATTCTGGCGGCGGTGCGTGACTAATCTCGCCCCTATCGTTCTCCATCACAGTGAGGGCGAGATAACGTAGGAAAAATGTGTGATTTTTTCCTACAGTTAGGGGGGTAGTGTTCGCAGCACTTCCCCCCTATTTTTCTCTTGACATAATAAGATTATGTGATATTATGTATATATTGATAGGAGAACAATTATGGCTAAAATGAAACAAGGTGCAGGCAAATTGTCCGATACGATTGACCAAACGCTTGACCATAATGCACGTCAAGCAATTCTCAAGGCTCGTATTGCTCTTGTGCTTAAACAACCATTTTTTGGCAATCTTGCTATGCGTCTTAAATTGGTAAATGCAGATAGTTGGCTCACAACCGCCGCAACCGATGGTCGTCACTTTTATTATAACAGCGACTTCATCCTGAAATTGCCTACTAATCAAATGATGTTTTTGTTCTGCCATGAGTTGCTTCACTGCGCTTATGATCACATGAACCGTGGTCGTGGTTATCAGCGTGATCTTGCTAACATCGCTATGGACTATGTGGTTAATGCTGACTGCATCAAGTATAACCTTGGTCAACGTATTACTGTTGTGCCTGTTCTGCATGATCGCAAATATGACGATTGGAACTTTGAACAAGTTTATGAAGACTTAATCAAGAACGCACAGAAAATCAACGTCGAAGATTTGCTTGACCAATTGCTTGATGACCATCTTGATCCTGAAAAGGATGGCAAGGGCAGTGGCGATGGCGAAGGTAAAGATGGCGATAAAGATGGCAAGGGTCGTCCTGTGCTGTCTAATGAAGAACGTCAAAAAATTAAAGACGAGTTCAAAGAAGCCATGCTTGCAGCAGCACAAAGTGCTGGCGCTGGCGATGTTCCTGGCAACGTCAAGCGTATGATTAATGAACTTACCCAACCTAAAATCAACTGGCGTGAACTCATTACACAACAAATCCAATCTACTGTTAAGAATGATTACACTTGGACTATTCCTAACAAGAAAATGTTCTCACAAGGATTTGTTTTGCCTAACATGCGTAAAGATCAAGCTATTGATGTTTGCGTGGCTATTGATACTAGCGGCTCAATTGGTCAAGAACAATTGAATAACTTCTTTAGTGAAGTCAACGGTATCATGCAGTCTTATGATGATTACAAGGTTAAGATTTGGTGTTTTGATACACAAATCCACAATCCAGTTGATTACACAACTGCTGATGGTGATGAACTTGTAAACTATGAAGCTAGGGGCTTTGGTGGAACTGACTTTGAAGTAAACTGGAATTGGATGAAGATTGAAGCAATTGAACCTAAGTTGCTTATTGTCTTTACCGATGGCGAACCCTTTGGTTCTTGGGGGGACGCTGACTATTGTGATACTGTGTGGATCATTCATAACAAGTATCGCAAGGACATTGAACCACCGTTTGGTGTCCATGCCTACTACGAGGACTAAAGTTGTTGTGTTGTCTCCAATTAAACTTGGCTCCGAAAATTTTTCGGAGCCTTTTTTTATGATTAAATAATATAAATTGGAGATTATTATGAGTGAAGAAACTGTAGATGTTCCTGTAACAACATCACCAAGCATCACCATTCAAGATATTGCTTTCTTGGTTCAAATTGTAGAAATTGTTTCACAGCGTGGTGCGTTTCGTGCAGATGAATTTTCAAGTGTAGGTGCTGTATATGATAAAGTTAAATCATTTATTGCTGCTAATACACCACAAGCAGCACCAGAACAAACAACAGAGGAAACAGTTCAATGAGTTTTTTTAAGCACGTAGGTAAAGTCAACGACAAAAAAGTAATTATCGTTAAGCGAGTATTGAGTAACGATGAGCCACATATGGCAGTAGTAATTTATAGTGATATTATGCCACAGAAGTACCATGATGATGTCATGCGTATTCTTGAAAGTGATGAAGGTCAACAAGCATACGAATTCAGCGATATTCTTGAACGCCGCATGATGGCAGATGGCAATAATATGTTGCAAGCATTAAGTTCTGAAGGTTATCTAAAGCGTGTTGGAAGTAATAGTGTTATGATTACCCCTAACAGCAAAAGCAGCATGCGTTTAGATGAACTAACTAAACTTCTATCACAAGTAGGTCGTGGCGAAGAAGCAGTTAAGAAACTAGAGCGTATGGAAAACCAACAAGGATATGCTGATCCAGCAAAGACAGCACAAACTGATGCTTTTGTAAGCGATAGTGTTCGTCCAGAAGAACTTGGTATCAATATTGCAGCAGAAAATGCAAAACTTAATACTGCGCCATCATCAACTCCTGCGCCAGCAGCAAGTCAAGATATGACTGCTGTAATGATGGAAATGATGAAGACTATGCAAGGAATGCAACAGCAATTGAATGAACTTAAGGGTGCAAAGCCAGTTGTTGTAAAGGCTACTGCAAAGAAGACACCTACTAAGACTACCAAGAATAAAGCAAGTGCCTAATTTTAGTGTTGAATTTTTTGATAGATGGGAACATTTGATTTCCGACATGGAAATTAGCGATGTTCCCATTCGCTTTATTAAATCAATTAATGCTAATTTGAAAAATGGCGCAATACATAGTTTTGAAATTGATGCCATGATTAAAAAAGGTATTGATTATCCAGAGATAGAAACACTAGTAGAAAATTATCTTGGAATGCATGACGAAGATATTGAGTGCGTTGACTTTCACCTAAACATTAACGCAATCGCAGATGAAGTAGAAACTAAAACTAATAAACTGTTAGATTAATGATTAAGGCTATCTTTGCTATAGATTTAGTTGGTGGTATTGGCAAAGATGGCACTTTACCGTGGCCACATGATAAACAAGATATGCAGTGGTTTTCTACCAATACTCGTGGACATATTGTAGTAATGGGCAGTAATACATGGCTAGATACAAAAATGCCAAAACCATTACCTGATAGAACCTGTTGTGTAGTTACTAACCAATCAATTGATAATTTTCGTGATACACATTATGTTATACACGGTAACTTTATAGAGCAAAGTCTTGCAGTTATAAAAGCAAATAATCCCGACAAGGATATATGGATTATTGGTGGTGCTAAACTTATTAGTAGCACAAAACATCTTTTTGAACAAATCTATCTTACTGTATTTGA